GACCATACGGTCACTGCGCCGGTTTCCCCGAAGAGTTTAAGTGAGGGAGTTCGTTGGACGAACTTAATTCATGAATATAATTCATGTTCCCTTTCCTTATTCTTCTTTCAAACCGGTCCTGGTAAGCCCAGGCGCTTTGTTTTGTGTGCGTTAACACACTGGGAACCCTTTAACCCGGGTACCCCCAGAGCTCTCCGTTGCGTGGGCTAACCTCTGCATCCCCTGTCGAGTCCGTAACCAATCGGACCTACAAGGTGTAATAATGCAGCTGATGATACTAAAAGTATACCTTATTAAAGTCAATGAAGAATAATATCTCCATCTCCTTAATTAGGTTAACTAGTAGAGTCATTCACTGATTAATTCAGGCTTCAAAACCTGAATTAATTGGTTTGCTACCACTGATTGAAAAACTTTTATCATCCCTTGAAAAGGTTTATCGAGCTAGAGGTTTAAAAGACTTTGTTCGTTACAATAAATTGTTACGAACATGTTGATTAAATTATCTAGCAGGTACTCCTATCAGGAATGATATTAAAGCCACTCATGACGGTATACCCTACATTCTAGGTGATCTCATACCGATAATACGTAGAGGAAAATCTCCAGCTTTGCTGCAGATTCTCAATACAATATTTTTCTGTACAAGATCTATCAAAAAATCTGGAACACTTAGTTCCAGTGATGTATCAACAATAACTGGGGCCTCGATTAAAGAGGTTCCCTCAGATATTGGTAAACACATCACAGGATTTTGACTAGATTTAGGGTATGGTCTACCTTCTAAAGTAGTCCCAAACGGTGTTATGTTTAAAAGTTTTAAACTTAGCTCCGCATCAGGACCTTTAGGGGCATCATCAGGTAATGCTCTTTGGACTTCTCTTAGTGATTTCTTTTCTTTACCCACTTCTGTGGTTTCAGATTTAGTATCATTAGGAGGTCCAAGATTCGCTGAGGCTGTTGATGTCTTATCATCAAATAAGGATATTATAATCGATGATTTAGGTTTTCCTGTTAAGGAATCCCCTCTTCGTCGATTAGTATCCTTTGGTGATAAAGAATTAAAAGTTAGAATTGTAGGTATCTTAGATTACTTTTCACAAAGTGTTCTTCGAGGTCTACATTCTTACCTTTTTAATACTCTTAAAGGCATCTCTCAAGATGTTACTTTTAACCAGGGGTCTTTCTCTACTAAGTTCTCAGATTGGGACTACTTCTGTTCTGTCGATTTAACGGCAGCAACAGATCGTTTTCCTATTTCTGTAGAATCCTTAGTTCTTAGAGGAAGATTTCCGGATTACTATGTCAGTGCATGGGAGAGAGTGATGGTTGGTTTACCATTTGTTTACCAAAGTCGTACGTTAAAATACGGGGTTGGTAATCCTATGGGGGCCTACTCATCATTCGCTTCCTTTGCATTGGCACATCACTATATTCTATATTATTGTTGCCAAGAGTTAGGTATTTCTTGACGAAAGTCAAAATACTTTCTTCTAGGCGACGATATAGTTATAGGTGATCCGAATCTGGCAAAGTTATACAAGCAGATAATCTTAAGCTTAGGTGTGGAGTTTTCCGCACCAAAATCTTATGAATCTGCCCATTTCTTTGAATTTACTAAACGTATTTTCTGAAATGGTACTGAGATTACAGGTTTCCCAGTTTCAGCACTAAGAAACGAAGGTAAATATTACTATTTACTAACGAACTTATTGTTAGAATGAGAGACTCGTGGTTTTCAATTTGTTAACGGAATCAGCTCTGGTGTCCAACTCTATTATGGTATGGTTCGACAATTACCATCACGTATTAAGCGTGATGTAAAAGTTAAATCATATGTTTGTGAATTAATAATTAAAATTATTAATGGTTCCCTAAAGGCTCAAGAGCTTGTAAAGGCTTTTGAGGCATTAGGCTTCACCTTTCATCCACCTCTATATGACTCAGAATGCAAAAGCATCCTGGAGAATATAGTGGTTGAAGAATTTTCAAACAGTCACCCTACTAATAAACCTACAAGAAGAAAGTGTATCGGACTTGGTCCGTTAGCTATCGATCTTGTATGTAAAATTACTGGGTTACCCGATAATAAAATTGGTCGAGGTTTACCTTTAATATACAATCTTCCAATTTTGAATTCTTATTCAAGAATTGAAGAATTGTATTTAAAACTGACACGTAAGACTCTAACAATGAAGGAATGACCATTAGCTTTGAAAACTATGGCCATACCATGAGATGATCGGGTTTTTATCCGATCAGATTCTCATATCACTGTTAGGGCCAGTCTTTCGATTATATCTTCTTTGATAAACAGGGCTGAAGTTTTACTTCAGTATCCTAATCTTAGAGATATACCGAAAGAGGGTGGCTAGTCTATCTTCAGTATTAGCAAACCTGCTTCTAGTTACCTAGAAGACTCTATCGAATTGATCGTAAGATCAGGGGTGATAGAGCTTAAATGACCACTAACTTTATC